GGCGTCATTGGATGATGCAGGGGTAGTCCCGTCTGCTAGGTTTTTGCCCTGCGCTTTGATCGCATCGACAAGTTCTTTAAGAGAGTTCGTACTCATTTTTTTCCCTTTCTAAAGGACATCAATGTCGAGCAGGACGGCTTCCTCAAGCCGATCAAGTCGCGGTTCTGAGTTGGTTTTAAATTCTTGGACTTCGGATAGGACTGCGTCGCCGTCGAAGAACAGAACCCATTTGGTTGTATCTAGGACTGAGGCCGACGTGTGCGGGGTGACGCATATGTAGACCTTCTGACCGCTCTGCACCATGTCCAGTCGCTTGTAGACTGTGCTGCTGGCGTAGGTTCCGCGCTGATTAAAGAAGTTCTGGTTGGTGTCGAACCATCCCGCGCTGGCGTCGGTGTAGTGACCGAACCGTGCTTGGAAGACTGGGAGGGTCGCGTCGGTTTCGGACACACGGAACTGCAAGGCGGTGGGGTTGAGGCCACCTTCGCTGGTGAACAGATTTTGCATCAAGACTGGGAGAGAGAACGTACCCTGTTCGCAATCGTGTAGGTACTCATCAAGTACGTGCGTTCCCGTCTTATTGCTACGGAAACTAATCTGTTCGCCAGTGGGCCTTGTGTACGCCATGTTAAGCCTTGCCTGTGTTCTTGGGCAATTTAACAGTTATCTCAGAGCAATGCGTCCTCACTATTCCATCCCCAACTTCTGCATCATGGCGATGATCTTGGGACGGGTGAGCGTGTACTTTTCGTCTCGCTCGTACTGACGCTCTAGGCCAGACACGCGGTTCTTTAATTCGACATCATTGTACTCGCCGTTAATAACGATTAGCTGCACTAGCTCGTCGCGCAGGGCGTTGGTAGCGAGCTTGGCTGCTTCCTCTGCTGCGGCCTTAATGTATTGGCGTTGCAAGCCTGTGAAGCCACTGGCTTCAGCTATGCTGGCTGCTGTCGGCTTGGTCATGCTACTCTCCTTGACGCTTTAAGTTGCCCTTTTGGATTTCTTGCTGCATCTGCTCTTGCGGCATGACGCTGGCTCCGCGCATACGTTCCATCTGCATCTGTTGCTGTGAGGGCGACATGCCTTGGGCGGCTTGCTTTTCACTGATCTTGAACTGGTCGAGGTCACTGACGCCCATGCTGCGGATCGCTTCCTCTGCAATCTTGCCGACGTTGTATTCCATGTTCAGGCCAGTTTGGTTCATCACTTGCAGCATGTTCATCCACGTCTCGGCAGAGCGGGTGGGTTCTATGGGCAACGTGCCATCGACTATGAGGTAATCCACCTCGCCCTGTAGCATGGATATGTCGAAGTCGATGTAGTCGTCCTTGATCATGCTGGTCAGGTCGCCGGGGCTGTCCGTTCCCATGACGCGCAGAGAGCCTTCGTAGTCGAGGGCGTCCTGAAGGTTGCCAACCATCATCCTGACCAGGGGGCGAATGGTAGTCGAGGACATAATACGTGAGATAACGCCTAGTCGCTGAGAGCCAAGTTGGGTTAGTCGCTGTATCTCAGTCGCAGAACGGATACCATCGGCAGTCGGCATACCCTGTTGTGCGTCACTTGCGGCAGATACACGCTGCTTTAAGTCTGACATAGCCCCGATGTCGTTCCAATGACCCCTAGTTACGTCGGGTATCTCGGCAATAAAGACGCCATCGCCGGGCTTTGTGCCGGGGAGAGTGCGAACTAAGCCCCAAGGGTTGCGATCTATGAGGTCTGGGACTGATACGGCAGTAGGATCGACGAAGATTAGGTTGTTTAGGGCGGCTTGTACGTTGTCGATGCGACTGCGGAGCAACCATGTGCTGATGTCGTGCAGTGGCAGGAGCAGATCGTACAGAGATTGGGCGTAAGTCTTGTGGCTATCGTGGTACATCCCGCCAATTACGACTGGGAACTGACGGCCATATGGGTTTAGGCGGCAGTTAATGATGGCACCCTCGTCGAGTACGGAGACTAACATCCAGATTTGCTCAAGATTGGGCATACCAATCTCGTATCCGTTGAACCGTATCCATGCTTCATCGACTATTCGGCTGTCTTGAAGGGTAAAATGGTAGCCGTTCTCTTGGCCGCGTGGGTCGTCAGGGTTAATTGAGAGGCCACGACCCTCCTCGCGGAACCACCCGTGGCAATCCCATGAGTGTTTACCTGTCTCTTTGCGACGAAGACCCGGATACTTAGACACTTTGGGGTACAGGCCAGTGCCAATCAGGGCTGACGTGGACATATGGTCGGTGAACACAATGAATTGCATCCGATCCCATTCGCCCCAGTTGACGCGGGGGTCAGGGAAGCAACGGCGCGGGTCAAAGTTTACTATATCATTGGTCTTGGTCTTGGGGTTCCACACACATTTGGTCGGGGCAAAGCCATATCTAATGCTGTCTAAGAGCATCTGGGCTAGGCGTGCCTCGCCTGCGGTACGGCGCATGTGCTGGTGCAAGAGACGTTCTAAGATTTGGCTGGACTTGCGGGACTTGCGGTTCAAGCCTTCAAGCTGGAACATGGGATTGCGGCCCGTGAGCGCAGACATGAGGTACGTGAGGACTGTATCGCTGATAGCGCGTGTGTCGGCTACCACGGCCTTCTCACGGAACTTGGTGCTGTCTGCTGGAACCCACACGTCGTGCGCCCTGTCGGCGTCCTGCCAGTGCTGGTGACGGCCTCGTATGCGCTGGTGGGACATCTTGGTACAGGCACGCACGTAGTCAATCAGTTTGGTTTCCTGTTCCTCCGTGAGCATGTCTGAGATGTCCTCATACTCCATGAGGGCATTGGCGTGGTCGGACAGGTCTACGACGATGTCTTGATCTTCTGAGTAAGGCTTGTTCTTGTAACGCATTATAGCTCTCCCCAGCCCTTAAAGTTTGGCTGAACCTTTAAGTCTGCGGCCCACCACTGCTTGTTATTCTCGGCTTGCTGGAACTGAGATGAGAGCGACGAAGCCATGTTTATCGGGCCGTTCATTAGTTCGCTGGCTGCTCCACCCATTTTTGCTATCGCCTCTAGGCCCATAGAGAGGGCGTCAATCTGGTCATCATGTTTGCCAGATGGGAAAGACTGGGCTTCCTCCATAAAGGCGTCGAGCCATACTGCCATATCTGGCAAGTAAACTCGTCCTCCCTCTATCAACGGCAGCACGGCGTTAAGTCGGGAGACTTTGTCCGTGCCAACTTTGACGGGGAGGACAGACATGCCTGACTGATTGCGAAGCTCTTGTATGAGCGACTGACCACTGGCCTTGTCCTCAATGTATAAGCCTCGTAGCCCACGCCCGCGCCACTTTGCGTTGAGGGTTATGGCTGCACGCTTGAGTTCTGGGAAGTCGTACTTGTCTCTGATGATGTCTAAGATGTGTATGTCGTTTAGATCGTCCATACCGAGCACCATCATTACACTGAAGTCGGCGGTTTCAGTCTTCTTAAAGGCTGTATCGGCTGCAATTATGACCGTGTTGCACGTTGGAACGTCGTTAGTTTTGCGCCACCAGCCCGCTTTGATGAGATTACCGCCCTTAATGTAGGGGGTTTGTTGGTAAAGACTGGCAAATTCGCGTGCGTCTAGGCGTTCTCGCTTGCGTAAGTCGTCGAGCGGGAAGCGTTCAGGCCATAGGGCTTCTTCTTTTTCCTTGTAATAGGTGCGCTTGGATGCGGTTACTTTGCTTAGTTCGCCCTTGGGGATGTAGCGTTCGTCGTCTTCGGGGAGAGATGCGACTGATGTTTTCTCTTTGCTCTTTACGCGCTGGATCGCGGGAAAGTTTACGTGGTGCCAAGCCCCTTCTTTCCAGTCTTCGGTGTCCATCAGACGTGCGGCTAAGTCGTCTGGGTGCCAGCGGGTTAGGATCACGACCTCTATGGGGGGCGTGCCGTCTGGCTCTGGCTGTTTACGTGTGGTCAGGGCTGAGACGTAGTACGACCAAGTCTTGTTGCGCTGGGTCGCGCTGTCAGCTTCCTCACGGGCTTTGATCGGGTCATCAATCAACAGCAATGTGGCTGCGCGGCCTGTGGTGGAGCCGCCTAGACCTGTGGCGTAGTAGCCCCCACCCATAGTCGTGCGCCAGTCGTCTACCGCTTTGCTTTCTTCTGACATCTGAAAGTCGGGAAAAGACTGCGGGATGATCAGTTCGCGTGCGTGGTCGCGGGTCTGACGGCCAAAAGTCTTGGCTAAGTCTTGGTTATAAGATGTCGCAAGTACGTTACGGTTTGCCTTACGGGCGAGGTAGTAAACCGGGAAAAGCGTAGACGCCAACCAAGACTTGCCGTGTCTAGGCGGCATCGTAATAAGCAAGCGGTTGCACCCCAGCGAATTTTTTTCAAGCTGACCCAGCGTTTCAATGAGTTCTTCTTGGAACGGGGCGAGCGTAAAGTCTGGATATAAAGCTGTGACAAACCCATGAAAACTATCCCTTGCTTTCGTTATTAGTAGTAGGCGTTGTGCTGCTTGCTGTGGCGTCAATGACATCGTTATCGTCCTCTATGGGTTCGTTTGCTTGTCGTGCGATAGCTTGCAGTTCAGCGAAGGTGAGTTCATGTGCGGCTTTATTCTCTACCGCGTGTTCGTTGAAGGAATGATGTAGGTCAGGCATCACCTTGTTGAGCATCATTCCGAATAGTCTGACCTGAGAATTGTTCCACTGTTTGTCGCCCTCAAGTACCTCACGAACAGCGGGTATTTGCTTACGCACTACGTCAAGTACAGAACGCCGAACGCGATCTACTTCTATTGGTGTGACGGGTGCCAAGCCTCCCGTCCCATGTGTCTTACTTACTTCTTTGCGGTAGGTTGCCATGTGTTACATATCCGTGACGAAGGTTTCATTTTGTGGTGCGAAAATCCGAGTTGCAGGGGATGGGAATACGCGAAAGCAAACGGCGAAAGGGGGTCTACCCCCCCTTTCGGCT